CATTCTCAAAGTTAGGGAACCATCTCCAACACTTGACACTACCGCCTTGACTCCACTCTCTTTTCGTTTGAACAAGTGGATGACGGTCTTTTTGACTTTCTTAAAGTCTATGGCTGCTGCAGGTGCTATCTACAAATTGTGTTCAAAGCACAAGTGTCCCACCTCTGAAGAAGAGATGGAAGACATCTCATCTGAGGCCATTTTCGATCCATATGCAAATACTATGGCAAAAGATGGCGCCCACAAGGTTCTACACCAGCCTAAATCAATGGTTGCTAGTGAAGGATTGAGTGGTGATGGCCTGAATTTGCGGGACCCTCATGCAAAGAAGTTGGCACAAAATATTTCACGGTTTCATCCTATGCAGAAAGAAGCGTTAAGTGGTGATGGATTGAGAGAAAGAAATAAATCTTCCCAAAAATTCAACCCACAATTGTCAAAATTCAAACCAATGGCTCAGGAAGCCTTGAGTGGTGATGGACTTAGAGAACGTGGGAAAAATATTAAGAAACCAGAACAACAAGTGTCTAAGTTCAAATTGATGAAACCAGAAACTGTCAGTGATGATGAAGAAGATGATGAAGTTTATCAAGAAGCTATGACAAGTCATGGTGTTGACCCTGATAAACTTTTCAAGGAAACGCAACAATTGATAAAAGCAAGCTGGGGTAGAGAAACCGATGAGATTAGGAAAACTATAGGGCTCTCTTACTCTAAAGCATGTAGAGAAGATGCTATCGATCCAAGGCTGAGAGACATTGCAGTCAAAGAAGGAGTAAAGGTAACAAAGGTTCACGGATGTACAGCATTCTGCCCTTCTATTTCATGCGAGAGAAAACTTAGTGGGCATACACACAAATGTGAAAATTGTGATTATGTTTACTGGCATCATCATCCAGGAGATAAAAACTTCCATCCTCAGTTGAAGGGTGCATGTCCCAACTGTCCTGTGAGTGCTGAGTCTCAGATTGTAGAACCAGAACTTGTTGAGAGAAACATGAAATCAGAATCATGCACAGATCAAGCTTCAGCTGACTTAATGCGTACACTTTTGGCTCAAAATTACGAATTGTTTGGAGAATCACGTCCAATAGCAC